CAGGAAACGTAGACAGGATCCAAGCAAGAATAGACGTGGTAAAGCCAAGAACGTTGCTACCAAGAAAAAATAATTTGCATTCAGACGAAATCTGTTATATACTTGTTGGATAACAACAGGAGAAACAAATGGCAGTAAGAAACTTTAATGATGCTGAAAAGCAGAAATTGATCCAGATCATTTCCCAGGGTTCACAGGTACTAGGTGAGGTTGAGGACTTGAAGGGTGGATTGAAAGACACAGTAAAAGCAATATCAGAAGAACTAGAATTGAAACCAGCACTTATCAACAAAGCGATATCCGTTGCACACAAAGGCAACTACCAGAACATCGCAGATGAGATGGACACGCTGGAAAGCATACTGAACACGGCCGGCAAACTTTAATGTTGGACAAAGTCAGATCATTCTGGCTTCGTAGTTTTGAGAGTGACCGGACAGCGTTCTACTTTGAACTGGTCAGTTTCATATTCACAGTTGGAGCCAGCCTTACACTAGCGATCACAGCCTCAGATCCGGACATGACTATCGTGTATCCGGGATTCTTGGTAGGAGCACTAACACAATGTTATGCTTCATACAGGAGAGAAGCGGCATTCGTAATGATGATCACTGGCTACTTCGCAATCATAAATGTCTACGGTTACGGCGTGGCAAGTTATTGGTGGTAGTATGAGTTACATAGATGCACTATTCAAAAAAGATGAGGACAAGATATACGTCGTAGAACGTGATCCCAAGAAGGGTCGGATATTCACGGAGTACGATGCCAGGTACGTGTTCTACTACGAGGACGCAAGGGGCAAACACAGGTCAATGACCGGTGCACCATTACAGAGGGTGCAGTGTGCGACCAACAAGGAATTCATAAAAGAGCAACGTATAAGATCCAACAAGCAACTGTACGAGAATGACATCAATCCTGTGTTCAGGTGTTTGGAAGAGAACTACTTGGGCAAGGAGACGCCCAAATTGAATGTAATGTTTTTTGATATTGAAGTGGACTTCGATCCCGATCGAGGTTATTCAACAACAGATGATCCGTTCATGCCCATAACTGCCATAAGTTGTTACATGAGCTGGACGGACCAACTGGTCACTTTCGCAGTACCTCCCAAAACTATCAGCATGGACGATGCCAAAGAGCTCACAAAGAGATTTGACAACACAATGCTTTTTGAAAAAGAAAAGGACATGTTGGATGCGTTCCTAGAACTAGTACAAGACGCAGACATACTTTCGGGTTGGAACAGTGAGGGATATGACATTCCATACACTGTGGGTAGGATACAGAAAGTGTTGAGTTCAGACGACACAAGACGTCTTTGTTTTTGGGGTGAAAAACCTAGAAAGAGAGTGTTCGAGAAATATGGCAGGGAGCAGTTGAGTTTTGATCTTGTGGGTCGTGTACACTTGGACTTGTTAGAACTATACAGGAAATACACATATGAGGAAAGACACAGTTTCAGACTAGACGCTATTGGTGAACACGAGTTGGATGAGAGAAAAACTGTATACGAGGGCTCGCTCGACAACCTGTACAAGAATGACTTCGGATTGTTCATAGAATACAACCGACAGGATACCGCACTGTTGGCCAAACTTGAGAAAAAATTGAAGTTCATAGAACTAGCGAATGAGATAGCACACCAGAACACTGTGTTGCTACAGACAACAATGGGTGCAGTTGCGGTCACAGAACAGGCAATTGTAAATGAAACACACAGACGTGGAATGCAAGTACCGGGCAGGAAATACAAGAAAGACGGTGAAGAAAACCAACCGGCGGCAGGTGCACACGTGGCCACCCCTCAAAAGGGAATACATGACTGGATAGGATCAGTTGACATCAACTCTCTGTATCCTAGTGTGATTAGGGCCTTGAACATGGGACCTGAGACCATAGTGGGGCAGATAAGGCCGGTGATTACTTCAGCGGAGATCAACAGGGCCAAACACGCCAAGAAATCATTCGCGGCGGCATGGGACAGCCAGTTTGGCAGTTGGGAGTACCAGGCAGTAATGAATCAAGAGAAAGGCACGGAAATAATTGTGGACTGGGAGGACAAGACCAGTGTGCGTATGAGTGCGGCACAACTGTACGAGATCATATTTGATGGCAACAACAAATGGATGTTGAGTGCCAATGGCACAATATTCACATACGAGTATGAGGCAATCATTCCAGGATTGTTGAAACGTTGGTATGCAGAGAGACAGGACATGCAGAAGAAGATGCGTGAGTGTGGCGACAACGAGATTGAACGGGAGTATTGGGACAAGAGACAACTGGTTAAGAAAATTAATCTAAACAGTCTGTATGGTGCAATATTAAATCCAGGATGTAGATTCTTTGACATGAGGATTGGACAGAGTGTGACACTGACGGGCAGATGTATCACAAAACACATGGCAAGTAAAGTTAATGAGATTGTCGCAGGCAAGTATGACCACAAAGGTGAGAGCGTGGTGTATGGAGACACAGACTCCGTATACTTCTCGGCATACAAGACACTACAGAAAGAGATCAACGAAGGTGTTATACCATGGACAAAGGATTCCGTCGTGGCACTGTATGATAAGATAGCAGATGAGGTGAACGGATCATTCAAGGCATTCATGACCAAAGGTTTTCATTGTCCAAGCACGAGGGGTGAAGTGATCGCGGCAGGCAGAGAACTTGTGGCATCAAAAGGTTTGTTTATTACAAAGAAGAGATATGCCGTGTTGTACTACGACAAGGAAGGAAAACGTACTGATGTTGAAGGCAAAGAAGGAAAAATGAAAGCAATGGGTCTCGATTTGAAACGTTCTGACACTCCTGTGTACGTGCAAGACTTCCTGAGTGATCTATTGTATATGGTGCTTACAGGTAAGACAGAAAAAGAAGTACTGGACAAGATCAGTGAATTCAGGGCAGAATTCAAAGCAAGACCGGGTTGGGAGAAAGGTTCTCCAAAAAGAGCAAACAACATGACCAAGTACACAGCGGCCGAGGAGAAGGCCGGTAGGGCAAACATGCCAGGACACGTGAGGGCCAGCATGAATTGGAACAGGTGTAGAGAAATGTACGGCGACAAGTACAGTATGCCAATAACGGATGGTGCCAAAGTGATAGTGTGTAAACTTAAAACCAATCCATTGGGCTACACAAGTATCGCATATCCCGTAGACGAGATGCGTATACCGGAGTGGTTCAAGGAACTACCGTTTGATGGTGATGCCATGGAAGCAACCATACTGGATCAGAAGATAGACAACCTTATAGGCGTGCTGGATTGGGACGTACAGTCAACAGAAACCAGTAACACATTCAACAAACTGTTTGAATTCTAAATACTGTCATGTTAAGCATAGAAGAAATCAAATTATTAATTGAAAAACTAGAAAAAGTCAAAAAAGAGGACCTGCAGGAGTTGATAGATTCTAATCTCAAGATCCTAAAGGATATTGCATTGGCCGTAGACGCAAACAACAACGAAGTCATAGACAGGATGGACAAGACTCCGGAATGGTTCGCTAGAGATCTAAAGCAAAAAAAACAGAATCCTAATGTTGATTCAATACTTGCAAGACAGATACACACCAAAATATTTCAATTTGCAAGGACTAACCTTTACAACAGCCTAGAGATCGGTCCAGGTAATGGAATGTTTTCCACGGAGTTTAAAGCATGGAGGACCAATTTCTTCCTAGATATAACACACAAGATTATTCCTCCAATATCAGGAAAGTTCCCTGCGGCACATAGGAAACATTTAAAATTCTATAAGACCAATAATACAGAATGTTCGAACATACCACAGGGTAGTTGCAATTTCGTATTCAGTTGGGATACATTTGTTTTCTTCACACAGAAACACATACAACAATATCTTAAAGACATCAAGAGAGTGCTAATACCAGGTGGATATTGTTTCATACAGTATGCAGACTGTCATTATGACCTAGAACTACATGAAGCAAAACGTGGTTATTGGAACTACAATACCAAGACTGCAATGACCCAGATAATCAAAGACGAGGGTTATGAAGTGGTGGAGATGAATCAATTCAGACCTGGGGCCAGTTATGCCATATTCAAGAAACCTGGTAAACAAAATCCAGCGGTGTACAAAGTTTCTGAAAAAACACTAGACTAAGACCTAAATATCCTATACAATAAGAACATTATGATAGACATCTTAAAAGACATCGTTAAACACACGCATGGACTGGGGTTCTTGGATCTTGTTAAAATTACTGGCGACGATAAAGAAACGTCGATTGACAGTATGGCGGAAGACAGATCTGTGATCCTACAAGGGTCTTTTCACAAGCCACAGACAGAAATGTCTGGTACATTTGGTATGCCTCAAATGGGTAAGTTAGACATCCACTTGAAGTGTCCGGAGTACAAGGAGAAGGCGAACATAACTGTGTTGTCCGGTGAGAGAAACGGTGCGACCATTCCGACAGGAATCCATTTCGAGAATGAAAAGGGTGACTTCAAGAATGACTACAGATTCATGAACGCTGAGATCATCAACGAGAAACTTAAGACTGTAAAGTTCAAAGGTGTTAAGTGGGACGTTGAGATCGAGCCAAGTGTGGCAAGTGTGCAGAGATTCAACTTCCAGGCAACAGCAAACACAGAACACAACTCATTCGTTGTGAGAACAGAGGATGGAAACTTGATCTTCACTTTTGGTGACCAAGCATCGCATGGTGGTGAGTTTGTATTTGCAACTGACGTTAAGGGAACACTTAATAAAGGTTGGAGTTGGCCGGTAGGACAGGTGCTACAAATACTCAAACTATCAGACTCGGCAAAGGTCACATTACACTTCTCTAACGAGGGTGCGATGCAGGTCTCGGTTGATTCAGGACTAGGCAAGTATCAATACATCATACCAGCACAGGCGCAATAATGACGACAGATAATAGTAAGCAGGAGCACTTAGGAGACTTGAGCAGAGACTTCGCTGTGTTCTTGCCTGCTATATCTAACTTCTACAACACGTTTATCAGCAAACAGAGAGTTTCAGAAGGCAAACACATCTCAGAAGA